TATATACAAAGTCGGAAGCCACGGAATACGAGACTATGTCTCCGCCGCGTACTCTCCGCAAAACCTTGACTGCGGCAATAGAGATCTACGTCAAAATGACTTCTACGTTTGATGAGGTTCTTGATACTATTGCAGCCGAGATTGAAGCCGCTTTGTACAGTGATTTGACGCAAAATGGCTTGGCATTTGACACGAAAATTGTGTCATTTGAAGCAGACTTCGGAGGCGATGCAGAACAGCCGCTTGGTCAAGGAATCATAGAGGTTGAGATTAGTTATCCCGCAACCGAAGGAAGCCCAGAGGGCTAAAATTTTACGCTAGCTTTTAGAGGATATTTAAATGGCTACATCAAGTGGAAAGGACGGAGCAGTTTACTCAGGCTCCAACGCAGTCGCTGAGATCCGTGATTGGTCTCTTGAAACTACGTCAGAAGTTGTCAATGACACCGTCATGGGCGACACCTGGATGACGAACAAAGCTACCCAGAAGTCATGGACGGCATCGTTCAACGCATTCTGGGACGATAGTGACACGACTGGTCAGCAGACCTTGACTGAAGGCGCAGAGGTGACTTTGAATCTGTATCCGTCAGGCAACACGACTGGCAACACTTACTGGTCAGGTGCGGCGATCATTACGTCTGTCAGCAAGTCTGCGTCTTTTGATGGAATCATCGAAGCGTCGTTCAGCGCTACCGGCAACGGATCTCTGACTGAAGACTCTGTAGCCTAATGTCTAAGCTAATCGATGTCGCCGTTTCTCACTTCAATTCGCGTGAAGTGAGACAGATGGCTCTGCCGGAGTGGGAAACCACTCTTTTCGCTAAGAACCTGACTCTCGAGGACAAGCACAAGTGGCTGAAGCGAGCGAAGGGTGAAACGGATGAGTATCTGCTCTACGCCGTCATTTTCGGCGTAACGGACGAGAACGGCGACGCGGTCTTCGATATTGGTGACAAAGCCAAGCTGAAGACAAATGTGGACCCAGAGATTCTGTCTAGGATCGCTAACTTTGTTCTAGAAGTTGATGCCCAAACCGAAGAGGACCGCGAAAAAAACTTCTGAATGGCCAAGGAGAGCCCACAGAGTTGTATTCAATGTATCAACTCGCAGAGCACCTTGGTCAGCCCCTCGATACCATCCTGGGCATGACGGTAGATGAGTTTAACCATTGGTTTACTTATCTGAGCATTAAAAATCGTAAGATGAAAGAGGCCGCGGATGGCAACAAAGCAAACACTGGTAGTAGGCGAACTAACAGCCGTAGATAACACTCAGGCTGCGTTTAAGTCCGTCCAAAACAGTGCAAGAAAAACACAGCAGTCTGCTAAAGCCCTAAATCAGCAGTTCCGGTTCGTCCGGGGTGGTGCAGGCCAGCTTGGTCATCAGATTCAGGACGTTGCTGTACAGCTTCAAATGGGCACAAATGCCCTCATCGTTTTTGGCCAGCAAGGCTCTCAGATAGCATCCCTTATGGGGCCGCAAGGCGCCTTGATTGGTGCTGTATTAGCAGTCGGAGCCGCAATCGGCGTTAGCTTCTTAAACGACACAAAAAAAGCGACTGATGAGCTAAAGAAGCTGTCTGATGAAATCGATACATTTATCGTTAAAACAGGGTTGATCACCGACGAGTTTGCGGCATTTAAGAAGGTAGTTGCAGGTAAAGAATTAGAGCAACAAGAAGACAGGATCGCAGAGCTCACTGAAGAAATTGAGTTAGGCGAGAAGCTGATTGAAGGGTATACAAGAAGACTTGAGGAACAAGAGGCAGGTCTTCTTAATACTGGAGACGCTGTAACCGGGGCTATAGCAGTTACGGTTGACTACTCAGAAAAACTTAAAGAGCAAACAGAACTGCTAGCGAAGAATAAGGCAGAGCTTTCTTTACTAACGAATACAGTTGAAAAAAACACGCAAATTGACAAGGCGCGCACAAAATCAGTTCTTGATGAAGCGCAACGAAGAATAAATGCAGCCAATCGTGAGCTTGATGCGATAGTGAAGGCATCTTTATTGAAAGAAGCGCGCCTCAAAGCAGAATTTAACCTTCGCATGGCATTGCTCAGTCAATTGCAGTTTATTAATGATCAAGAAATGCAAATACTCATTGATAAAGATGCAAAAGAGAAGGAGATCTGGGATAAAAAGGTCGAAAGAGAACGGATGGAAATGGACCTTATCCAGGCAAGAACAGACAACGTCATCGCAAATGCAAATAGAGAGCTCAATGCGATAGTTCAGGCAGAAAATCAAAAGCAAGCAGCGAAAGAAGCGGGTATTGCTTTAGATAAGCAAGTATTGGCGAGTGGACAAGCGCTACTTGGTTCATTGATGTCCGGCATGGACGAGCAGTCAGGCGCATATAAAGCGCTGTTTGCCGCGCAAAAGGCATTGGCTATTGCCTCAACTATTATCAATACAGAGATGGCGGCTATAGCGGCTTTGGCGCCGCCTCCTGTTGGACTCGGCCCTGAGGCTGGCGTGCCCTATTCTAAGGCGATAAGAGCCATAGGCTATGCATCAGCAGGTCTTATAGCGGCACAAACTGTCGCTTCGTTTGAAGGTGGTGGATTTACCGGGCGAGGAGCCAGATCGGGCGGCGTTGATGGGAGAGGTGGTTTCCCAGCGATACTTCACCCCAATGAGACAGTTGTAGATCATCAGCGCGGCGGTGGCGTCACTGTGGTGCAGAATATCAACATTTCAACGGGTGTCGCCCAGACAGTACGCGCAGAAGTGCTTAATTTAATGCCTCAGATACAAGAGGCGACTAAAGCTGCTGTAGCCAACTCCCGTCAGCGCGGCGGTAGCTTCAGCAAAGCAATGGCAGGTAACTAATGGCTGCATTACCCATGACGGTTGGCATCGAGAGCATGACGATGCGCTTGGTCTCAGCAACTGCAATTACGCAGTCTCCATTTACGTTCGATCAGCAAGTGTTTGCACACCCGGGCGTTCGCTGGGAGGCGGAGGTGACATTGCCGCCAATGACCAGATCAGAAGCGCGAGAGTACGAAGGATTTTTCGCGTCACTGCGAGGGATGAAAGAAACCTTCACCATGTACAACCCGCTGAACACTACAAACGCGCAGGCGACTATTACTGGCGATGTCGGTGACACGTCTGTGACCGGCTTTTTCTCCGGCACCTATGAGGTGGGTGATTACTTCAGCCTGGATGATTACCTGTACATCATCACGGATAAGCCGAGTTCTATCCAAGTGGACATTATGCCTCCCCTTAAAACAGAAGCGAGCAGCGACACAGTGGACTTCACGCTGCCGAATGGGACGTGGCGTCTATCCAGCAATGAGATTGGCTGGAGTATCGATAGAGCGAGTCTCTACGGGTTTTCCTTCAGCTGCATTGAGGCTATTTAATGTCGCGCGGACTAACAAATGGAATGGAGTTCGTGGCTCTGGCGCAAGAGGTCAAGCCACTCGTTCTCGTTGAGGCGCTATTCGACTCCAATGTTCCGGCTAGTTATATCTACCTATGGAATGGCCTGGGTGACCTGTCTCACGACAGCAAAACATACATTGGCGCTGGTGACCTGTTGTCTATCTCGTCCATTCAAGAGACTGTAGAGCTCAGAGCAAGCGGCATAACTCTACAGCTATCTGGAATCGGAGATCCTTTGCTCTCTAAGGCGAAAACCGAGGATTACCAGGGCAGGGAGCTCACGGTCAAACTGGGAGCTTTTAGTGCTACTAACACCATTGTGTCTGACCCGGTAGTTGTTTTCTCTGGCTTTATGGACACTATGACGATTAATGATGACGGCAATACTGGAACCATCTCTCTGACCGTTGAAAACCGACTTATCGAATTTGAAAAGACTCGTGTTCGCCGATTTACGGACAACGACCAACGGATTGACTATCCGGACGACGATGGCCTTGAGTACGTTTCAAAAATACAGGAAAAAGCCGTTGTTTGGGGTAATGCGAACGCTAATCCGCCAAATTACGGGTCACCACTTAATCCAGATCGTTCAGTGCCTAGCTTTAACCCATAAGACTGATTATGAAATACGCTCATGAATCGTTTACTAACGTCAAAGAAGAAATAAAGCCGCTACTTCAGCAGCACTGGGAAGAGATTGCCCTCAATCAGGAAGACATCAAGCTTGAACCTGATTGGCACAGGTATGCCATGCTCGCAGATCAGGGCATATTGCGGATATACACTGCCCGGGAAGATGGTGAGCTCAAAGGTTATTTTGTCGTAATGGTCATGCCCAGTCTGCACTACAGCAGTCATCTATTTGCAACTAATGACATTTTGTTCCTGAAGAAGGAATGCAGAAAGGGAACGACAGGCATAAAGCTGATTAAGTATGCAGTAGAAAATTTAAAGGCAATTGGAACTAAGCTCGTTCATATCAACGTGAAGAAGAAGCAAGATTTTGGCGTGATTCTTGACCGACTTGGTTTTGAGCACATTGAAAACGTATGGCAATTGAAGGCTAACTAATGGCTGTTTCGGCAGTAGCAGCGGCAATATCCGCAGCCTCGTACACGGCGGGCGCGCTAATAGCAGGCACGTTCGCTCTGAGTGGGCTGGTAACAGCGTTCGCCATTGGCGCGGGCATGTCGATCATTACCCGGGCATTGATGCCTAAGCCCGACCTAGGGCAAATGATGGATGGAATCACCGCCACCGTCAGGGAGCCTGCTGCTAGCCGCAAAATAATCTACGGCAAGGTGAGAGTTGGTGGCAATGTTGTCTTTATCACTAACTCAGACTTAAACAAGGAACTGTATCTTGTGATTTGCTTTGCGGCACACGAGATAGAGTCCTTTGAGTCCATATGGTTCAACGATGAGAAGGTGTGGGAAAACGGTAGTTTCCTGGCTAGCTGGGCATCGTATGCCGACTTTGGAATTCACGAAGGAGATCAGACCCAATCAGATGAGATGCTGACAACAGTCTCGAATGACTGGACTAGCACGCACGTCCTTAATGATATTGCGTATCTCCGGATCCGACTAACTTGGGACGAGGACAGAGTTAAGTTCCCCAATGGTGTGCCTAATATTTCAGCGATCATAAAGGGCAAAAAAGTCTACGACCCGCGGAAAGATTCCACATCATCAGTATATGACTCTAGTTTGGGCGTTAGCTCGCATCGAGTAGACACAGAGTCTACATGGGAGTGGTCTCAAAACCCGGCTCTCTGCATGCGGGACTACCTGACTAATCAAAAATATGGTCTAGGCGAAAGCAATGACAATATGGACTTAGAGTCCATCGCATCAGTCGCTGATATTTGCGATGAGCAAGTGAGCTTGGACGATGGAACGACCCACGATAAATATCATTGCGACGGCATTGTTGACACTGGGAACAGCATAAAGAGCAACATCGAAGCGCTTGTATCGTGCATGGGTGGTCGCATCGGTTATGTGAACGGCAAGTACTTTGTCCAAGCTGCTGAATACGAAGTGCCGACCGTTACCATTTCAGAAGAGCATATGGTCGGTCCGCTCTCTGTGCAAACAAAGCAGAGCCGTCGAAGCATTTATAACGGCGTAAAAGGCACTTTCGTATCAGAGGAAGAGAACTATATAGTCGCGGACTACCCGTCTAAGACGGACTCTACCTACGCTACGGAGGACGGCGATCCTATCTATCTGGATATGCCTCTGCCGTTCGTCACGAATCAGGTGAGAGCACAGCGGTTGGCGAAGATTGCATTGCAGCGATCACGCCAGCAAGTTATTGCGACTGTGCCCCTAAACCTGGCGGGCCTCCAATTTAAAGCCGGCGATTTTATACAAATCAATAACTCTAGAATGGGATGGACTAACAAACCTTTCGAGGTTCTAGATTACACGCTAGATATAAACGCCAGCGGAACTATCACTGTAAATGTACAGTGTATTGAAACCGACTCCTCTGTTTATGACTGGACTGCCGCAACAGACGAGGAGACGTATAACGAGGCAACTGATCCGTCCACAGACGATGGCACTACGGTAAACGCCCCGACTGGCTTAACGCTTACCGAAACAGTCGACGTTTCTAAAGACGGCGCGGTGTCATCTAGCATCCAAGTGTCCTATACGGCGTCTACAAGCGCGTTTGTAGATTTCTACCAAGCTAGGGCATTCCCTACCGCAGATACAGATGACAAGTTATTTGTGAGGACAGAGGGCACTTCTCTGACCTTTAGGGGCTTGAAAAACACCTCTGCTGGTGTTGAGTACAAAGTTCGCGTGAGGGCTGTAAACACAAGCGGGGTGCGGTCAGCATGGGTTGACGGATTTATTACGCTAGAAGGAAAAACTGTAGTTCCGGTAAATCCCGACGATGACGATTTTGAGATACAACCGGGGTACCAAAACCTTACTGCGACATGGACAAACCCAGATATAGACGACTTTCTTGGTATGGAGGTCTACAGGTCTAATACCTCTGGCGGCACATTTACTCAAATCGCAACCGTAGGCGGCAACGGCGGGGCTACGGCATCGTTCGTAGACACAAACCTGCCGGATAGCACCACTCGCTATTACAAGCTAAAAACGGTTGACCGCAGTAGGAATAAAAGCGCGTTCTCTGCGGAGCGCAGTGGCACAACCAGTCAAGCGATAAACGAAATAGATATCGTGTCTAGCTTGCCTGCGTCTGGCGACTTTACAGGCCAAGTTGTCTTTTTAACTACAGACAACAAGCTGTATCGCTGGACAGGTTCCGCGTGGACTGCCGCTGTGCCTGCGGTCGACGTGACAGGCCAACTATCAGATTCGCAACTTGCCGCGCTATCAGCTACCAAAATCACGGGGCAACTCACAGACGCTCAGATTGCGGCATTAGCAACGTCTAAGTTGACGGGTACGATCACAGCTACGCAAATAACAGATGGTGCTATATCTACTCCAAAACTAGCCGCAGGCTCCGTTACTACTGCGAAGTTGGTTGCCAATGCTGTTACTGCCAACGAAATTGCCTCAAACACGATAACGGCGTCAGAAATCGCGGCGGGCGCGGTAACTACCTCTGAGCTTGCGGCAAACGCTGTAACGGCTAACGAAATAGCCGCCAATTCAGTGACCGCTAGTGAAATTGCCGCAAATACGATTACTTCTAATCAAATTGCATCTAACACGATTACAGGCAATGAGATCGTAGCGAACACGATCACGGGCGGTTTGCTCGCGACAGCATCAATCATCACAACGTCTGCGCAAATTGATAACGGCCTCATTACAACCGCAAAGATTGATGATGCCGCTATTACTACGGCCAAAATTGGTGACGCGGCGGTAGATACGTTACAAATCGCAGGTAATGCGGTCACGATCCCAGAAGGTGCGGACGGGGCGATTAGTGTTGCGCTTACGACTACTTACGCTAAGTGCGGTGAGGTGACGGTCGATTATGGCTCTGTAGGCAAAAACCCAAGCGCGGCCATAGCTATTGGAAGTGTGCAGGTCGCCGGAGATGGCTCTACGGGCCAAGGTATTAACGTCACTTTAAGGCGCGTTTACGGCACTGGTACCTTTACGGGCGTGAATCAAACGGTATCTATAGACCAAGGCGATGGCGGGCAAGTAGTTGTAGGCGGTGAATGGCCTATAGCGCAGGTTAGCACTTATACGTCTTTTAAGTATGAGATTTGGGCTAAAACCAGCACCGGAACCCGTACAGCCAACCGATTTTTTATAGCAGTTATGAGCAGTAAGCGATGACCGTAGCAGTTATACATGACGACGATGGAAAAATTACCATTCTGCGGTCTGGCCGCGAGGCAGGCGTCAGGATCGACGCAGAGGCCACAGGAAAGCCATACGTCATAACTGAGGATGAGGTAGACCTAGAACAGCATTACGTCCGTGTGACCACTGACGAGATCGTAGCGTACCCCGCAAGGCCATCAGAGGCGCACGTCTTTAATTACAGCACTGAGACCTGGGAGCTCGATCTCGATATAGCCAAGTCGCAAAAATGGGACGACCTCAAGATAGACCGTGATGATCATGAGTTCGGCGCGTTTACTTGGAACGGCTGGGAGTTTGACGCAGACGAGGATAGTCAGGCGCGTATAAATGCCGCGGTCCAGGCTGCCATCCTAGACGATACCTATACCGCCACATGGACCTTAGCGGATAACAGCACGCAGGCGTTGACAGCCACACAGCTAAAGGAAGTGGGCAAGGCGCTCGGTAACCACATAAAAGCCGCACATGATCGTGGTAGAATAGTACGGTCTTTGGTGGATTCTGCCACCTCTACTCAAGATTTGGAGGCTATAAGCTGGTGACAACTATAACCCTCGTCAGCGGTGACACACGGCCCTCTATAGAGATCACTCTGACCCGGCAAGATACTGGGCTCGCTATTGACCTGTCTAACGCTACCGTGCAGATGAAATTCCGCAAAAAGGGCACAGATAGCGTCCTTTTGACCAAAACCTCTGTTGCCTCGTCTTCTGACGCAGAAATTGGCAAGGCAGTGTTTCAGTGGTCATCTGGTGATTTGGATCTAGCAGCAGGTTCATACGAGGGCGAGGTGAGCTTCGCGGTGGGTGATAACACAGAGACGGTCCTCGAGCTTTTAGACTTCTCCCTCCGCGATGACTTCTAAGGTCACAGTACGAGTCGCGTATGCAAAGCTAGCGTCGGCGGCTAATTACGCGAAAATCTCGGCTACTCGCCTATTTAACCTTATAGAGGAATTAACTAAGGCGTTAGCGTCTGGCGCGTCAATTAGTGATGCCATTGCTAAAGCTATTACCACGTCAAAATCGGACTCAGCTGCCGTTACTGACTCGCACTCAGCTGGCGTTGGAGCGGTCAAGGCGGACAGCGCTGCAATAGCGGACGCAATAGAGTTTGTTAGAGGTAGGCTGGTTAGCGATGCGGCTGGTCTTACTGACGCACAAAAGTTCGATATCACTAAGGCATTAAGCGATCAGCCTGCAATTACTGATCTTGTCGCCAAGCACCTCACAAAGTCATTTTCTGACAGCATATCTATCGCCGATTCTGCTCAAGATACAACTGGATTGGCGGTACAGGAGTTTTCAGACGCTTCTGGTGCGAGTGACGCGATTGTTAAGGCTGTCGTGTCGGCTCTACAAGATTCCGCAGGTCTCACGGATGCCGCGGTTAAGTCTGTTACATCAGCCTTATCAGATGCCACGGCATTAACGGATGCGCTTGCTCGAACCATTGGTGCCTCCAGGTCTGACCAGGCGGTCATTACGGATGCTGTGGCTAAGTCCGTTGGCACTCAAGAGGCTGAGACTGCCACAGTAAATGATGATAAAATTCTGTCCGTTGCGCTTAACAAAGCGGACACTGCAAATACCACAGATGCCGGCACATACAGGGGCCAAGGTTATTGTGACTTTACCTATTTTGCCGAAGATTACGTTGGATACTCAGGGACTTTTTAAATGAAAGATACTCTCAAGCTGAAAGGTCGGGTCAACCTTAAACTTATTGGCCCAGATGGCGGTATTAAAGATGAGCGCGATATTGACAACCTTGTCGTAACGGCAGGTTTGAACCACATCGCAGCCAGGATCAAGGACGCAACCGAAACGGCAATGACACACTATGCCGTAGGTTCCGGGTCTACCGCTGCTGCGGCTGGTGATACGGACCTGGGGTCGATCCTCGGTAGTCGCGTTACTCTCACGTCTACAACGGTCACCAATAACGAAGTGGCTTATGTTGCGGATTTCGGCGCCGGGGTTTCCACTGGTGCAATTACAGAGTCGGGCGTGTTCAACGCATCTACGGGCGGCACCATGCTTGCTCGCGTAGTGTTCAGCACTATTAACAAAGCCGCTGACGATACTCTGCAAATTACCCACACGATTACTCTTAGCGCATCGTAAGGAGGTAGCTAATGGCTACCATTACGACTCGGAGCGGGAAGGGAAGCCCGCTAACGAACAGTGAGGTTGACGCCAACTTTACAAATCTCAATACCGACAAGCTAGAAGATGCGGCGGGATCGGCAGCGTCTGATGGAAATGA